ACTGGAACTCTTGGGTTGGCGAGGCTCACTTGGGCTCTGCTCTTGATACTGGTTCTCTTGGTGGTTCCTCTACTAACTTTGGTGGCGGTGCGTGTGGTCGCTCTCCTCTTGTTGGCGGTCTTCTCGTGTTGAAGCCTTCCCAAGACATCACTTTACAGACGGGACAAGCACCATCATTAGTAGGGAACTTCACCTTCCAGTTCAATCTCCAAGTCAAGAATACTTCTCCCGTCGCCCAGTCTGGCGTTCAGTTATTCGTCATTACGGCGAACTCTGGGTTCTTTGAGAGCATTCGTGGTTCTTCCCGTATCATCAAGGGCGTCCTCTCCGAGCAAGACATCATCTCCGCTCCTCTTGCTCCACAAGGAACTCGTGATATGCTCCAACGCTATGTGGGTGGTGCTGGTATGTTTGGGTCTCTTGCGAATATCCTTTCAAAGGCGAAGGATGTGTATCAGCAAACAAAGCCTCTTGTGAGTGCTGCGAAGGGACTACTTCCCGATAGTGGTATGCTCGGCAATCTCCGCAGTGGGCTTTCAGCAGTAGGCTACGGCACGGGTGCTGGTATGGACGGAATGGGAACTGGGGCTGGAACTGGTGCTGGAACTGGTGGTCGCCGTCGTGGATTGTCTGCCCGACTAATGTAAAATCCCGAACTTCAAAATAACTCCATCCACAAAAAAATATTGGGATAGAGTATAATACCAGATGAGTAGCGTAGTGTTAGACAACTCCTCTACGACGGGCACTCCCAACTCTTCAACTCTAACGGCGAATGGTGCTCGTATCGGCCGTGGGGGTATAGGCACAACTGGTCCAGTAATCGGTGGTGAGAGTGGCATCATTGGCGGAAGGTTCTTCACTGCTGTGAGAGTGGAAGACGCTCGTCCCGCTCCTCCCGCAACAATAAAGGCTTTCAATTCAACTACGTATGCGTCTGATGTATCTGGTGGCGGTCTCAATCCCAATCAACTCCAAAAGTTCGTGGAAGCCGACCCTCTTGTAAGTGGTCCCAATACTTCTCAGCAATACGAGCAAGGCTATTATGTTCCTATGGCGACTACCTTCGCCCCTCCCGCAGTTGCCGTTGATTCCCTTTTTGTAAATCGTAGAGGTCAGACTGCCGCTCTTGATTATATCGGTATGAACGGCGAATTCCTAACGACTGGTGCTGACATTATTGTGCCTCTTGCGGGTATTACGGCTGGTTCAGTCGTGGAACTTCGCCTACTTGGTGGAACGGCTGCTGCCTTTACGGCTGCGGCGGCGGCGGGTCTTACTAAACCCACAATCACCGTTCAAGTTGGGGCTACTACTGCCGCCTCTACATTCACGGCGTCTGCTACTCCCGCTGGTTGGACTTATGCTTGGAAGGTTCTCCGCGCATAATAAAAATCTAAACTAACATTAAAGATGTCCGACCCAACACCATATATCGCAACTATTAAACATCTATATACGGGTCCAACGGGCACGAATACATTTGACGCGACACCAAAAGGTTGTAATGGTCCTCCCGACTCAAGAATGATTACAAGTGTAATGGATATTGCTGGTAATGTTGTTCCAGTCAAACGCACTTGGAGTGGGACTTTCGGTGATGGGAATGTATCATTCTCATTACCCAAAGAAGGTGAGTGTTCGCACGGCTCATCGCCGTTTATGTGTGTATTCTGTGAGAAATGGTATGGTGTGGAGAAGCCTACCACAGAACCTTCAAAGCAAGAGAGTTTGGGGAAAACGGGTCCTTCTTCCAATCTCCCTTTATCTTTGAATGGGACTTCTGGAATGTGTTCCTCTTTGCGTCCGCAGTCCCCTTCGGAGAACTTCCAGTCCGTTCAAGATGAGACCAAATCAGATGGTCTCCATACCCGACTTTCCCGAACTTTATCATTCGCCCATCAGCGTTAGGAATAGCGAGTTTATGGTCGCCATCATCAGCAAACCCTAATACTTTATAAGGAAGTCCAGCATCTTTGGCTCTCCGTTGTGCCTCTTTGAGATACAACGAAGGTTCAATGCCGACTTTACGAAGTTGCTTATCAAACTTGGAATGTGCCTTCGCACCGCCTTGAAACTGGTTTAACTGATGCGATTGGAACAAGTCATATCCTTTCATTACCGTTCCAGCAAACGGAATATAACTGGCTGCCGTTTCCCAAAACGACCTTTTGCGTGGAGCACGAGTTTCTGGTTTCTTCGCAAGATTGCGTCCCATTAACGCATACAAGGGGTCGCTTTCACTATATATACGCTCATTCGGTAGTGTTGTATTCTGGAAGTCTTGTGGTTGAACGGCTGGATTATATGAAACGCCATTCTTAATCAAACCAGCCTTCAAAAATCCATCCAATATCGCACCGCCTAATGAGTGTCCCACACCATAGTAGTCATATTGCGAAGGCGGATATTGTGTTTGGAACTGCGTTAATGTATTCAAATCTGTCTTGTATCTATCCGAGTTTTCTAACTGACCTATCGCAATACGGCTATTTGCGTCCGTCCAATCTTCCATTGTTTTACTTCCACGAATAGCAACAATAATCGTATTCCCATTATCACGATAGAACTTCAATGTGGGTGTAGCACGCACAAGTTCAAACTGACCGATGCGAGTAGCGGGGACTTGTTTATATGATTGTGTTGCGAGTTGTTGTAGTATATTGCGGTCGGGGATTGGTCCTCCTCCAACTACATTGGCGAGTTCTTTTGCTTGGTCTTTGGCTTCCGCACGAAGTTCAGACTTCTTACCCCTCTTTAAGACCCCAAGCAAGTTCTTATGTTCTTTGACGAATGCCTTTTTGGATATTGATACTTTACCCATTCCGCGAGTTTCCATCGCAACCTTATATGTTTTTATTAGTTTGGCAAGTTCTTCCATACGGTCGCCTAATGATAGAAAGCCACTATTGTCTGCTCGTTTTACTCTGCGTTCAAGTTCAGTAAAGTGTGCTTGTAATCCAGCGCTACTAACATCGCCGTGTGGGTCTTGTGTCGTAAGAGCCTTTTTACATTCACCCAGATACGCTTCTACCTCTTTTATATAATCTTTGTCGGACTTCTCTTCGTTAGGAACGGGGTCCATACCCCCACGAGCCTCTGGGACATTCGCATATAGAGCCTTGACTTGTGCCTCTGCTCTCTCTCGGGGTAGAGGTTCTTTTGAATGCTTCTTACCCGTTTCAGTATTTACAACCCAATATAAGTCTTTATTTGGTGCTTTGCGTAGCCTATATGGCATCTTCTATATACTAACCACATATTTTTTCCAATAAGATAGGCAAGATAGGTAAATCGCAAACTTTTGTTTTCAGTAAAAAATGCCTCTACACGAGGACTTTGCGTTTTACCTATCTTACCTATCTTACTCCTCTTCCACTGCGGTCGCCACCTTCAACCGAATACCCAAGTAATAAGAACCCGCTCTGCGTTGTATCTCTTCCCAACGCCCATCATCTACATTCCATTCAAATCCAGTAAAGGAGTTGCTTTCACGCTTCTGCGGAACTCCATTCATCTCCATTAGGGTCTTGAACTTGGCTGCGGGCATATCAAACGGAGGAGTGTTCGTGTCTGCGATGAACTGCTTTCTCAAATCCTCTGCTGGGAGTTTGTAGTGCTTATCATTCACATCGCAGTTGGTTGTATAGTTCTCCTCAATCCACGAACGCACCGCATCATTCTCCGCCAGATACTCGTCCGTATGGTCGCTAATGAACTTCGGCTTTACAAGTGTCTTGGTTGTCTTATACACATCAAGCAACATCAACACGAACTCATCACGCCACTCAGACGATTTGGTAATCTTGTCTTTGAGGTCGTGGTTAATCTTGCGGTGATGTGCCTCGTGGGGCTTATCTACGAACTGGAATGGGAAGTAGATAATCACCATTCGTCGTTTGATGCCTCCATCAAGTTTGTTGAGTTTGGGAATAGTATTACATTGGAGGAATAGACCGAACTGCGGAACATACACAACTGGGTCGTGATAAAGTTGCCGTGCCGTAATCTCATCGCCACCCGTGTATTCCTTGATAGTGCCGATTTGTAGTTTGTCATCTGCTTCTGGCTCTTGGGCTTGGACGAACCGCTTGCCCTTTGCTTTCGCCATTGGCGGATTTGGTGCGTCTTTCTTGTCTGACCGCTTGGTGATACAATCGTGAGGGATTGAATGGAAGTAGTCGCCAAGCGAACGCTTTACGAGTTCCGTGATTACACCTTTGCCGTTTCCGCCACGACCAGTCCATACATAGAACTCCTCATACTTTTTCTTGCCGTGTAGTTGGAGTGCGATTACCGCAATCACATAATCCACAATCTCCCAGTTCTCCCAAATACTAAACAACAAGTCCCTTATCTCACGACGAACTGCTGGATTTGGCTTTGCTGGATAGTCATAACCAGTGTGGAGGCACACATAGTCATCGGGTCTGATGTCTCGCACTTCATTATCCTTTTCCAAATCAACTACTTTGTCTTGGAATGCGAACAAGTTGCGACTTTCGTCCATCTTCTTATCAAGTTTGTCGTCGTTGTAGTTTGATGGTAGGAATGCCACCACACCATCAACAAAGCCTTTCACTCCAATCTGCTTTGCGAATGTCCCGCACATCTTAATCTTTTCCTTATCTGCTTCGTTGGCTGGGTCAAGCAAGTCCCAGTGTTCCTTATTGACTTTCTTCAATGTGAGCCAGATGTCCGTCATCAATCCGCTTGGGACTTTTTGATAGTGCTTCCAAGCACCAGAGGGGAGCAACTGAAACCAACCGAGACTTTCGTGGTATGCGTAGGCATCGGGCTTTACATTGTAGAAGTAGCGAGCCGTTTCTGCGTGATTGTAGTTTCCAATCAAAGTCCAGAAGTCCGTGCGGAGCGGACATAGTTCTTTGAATAGTGTGATGTTGTCCTCTTTCAACCACTTCCACAAAGTTGCTTGTGTTAGTTTGCCTTTCGTGAATGTGCGATACTTCTCGGCACACTCACCTTTCTTGTATTTCTTGGATTGTTTGGAGTATGCGTCCCACACGGCAACGGGTAGGTTTTCGTTGAAACATACCATTCCAATCTTGACCCAGTCATCATAGGTGTTATGCTTTTTATAATCCAAACCCATCACGACTTTTGTTAGGAGTTCAGCATCCACTGCCTTCTCCATCACAATCTCTTTCGGGTCCGTATCAGTAGAGGAAGTCTCATTTAGAACGACCTTCTCTTTCTTTGCCTTTGGAATAATAACCTCTTCAATCGGCTCTGGTAGTGCTTCACTATCATTTGGAATGTAAGTGATGAGTGTGTCTTCCAGTGTAGCATCGCCGACGAGTTTGTTAGGGCGGTTCTCTCCATCTTTGGACGAGTTCCAAAGACGCATCTTGCGACCTTTTGGATTATACACGCCAGTATCAATGGAGAGATACTGCGACATACCATCGCAATCCTTATCCAGAACTACTTTGATGTGGTCTTCCAGTATCGTCGTGATAAGTGGAAGCATCTCTTTCAACACGAACTCCTTGATTGCGTTCTTGGAGCCGTGTTTCTTGATGAACTGAACTCGGAAGGAGAGTTTGTTAATCAGTCCATCTTTCTCGTAGCCATACTGCGACGCTTCCATCAACGCAATAGGATAGGCAATACCAAAGGTCAATGAACCTCTTATATTCTCGCACAAGTCATCAAACTCGGCTTCGGACATCTCACCAGCATAGCCGTCCAAATCCACATAGGCACGATTGAGAACTGATGGATTGCGGTCAGTTGGGAGCGTTCGTTCGTAGCAATTGGTATGCTTCGTTAGATACGCTTCTACTTCTGTGATAGGCACATCAACACAATCCTTATCGGACGATAATAGACCACGAGTAATCGTAATCAATGGTTCGTTCATCTCTCTATATCTAATAGGTGAGACTTTCTTTAAACCATTATCATCTGTTTTTGGCGGTTCAGTTTTTTGAGGTCGGGGTTCCTCTTTTTTACTGGCGGTCTCGGGAGGACTTTACTTTTTCACTATCTTACCTATCTTGCTTACAAATCTGTTTTTATTCACCAAAAACGAATTAATAGGTTAATAATATTTTAACCTATTAACAGAACGAGATGAACGCTTCCAAGAAAGAGATTGTTATTGCGACAACCACAGATGGTAAGGTGATGACCTTCCCACTCCAATCGGGCGAAGGTTATGTGGTTAATGATATGAAGGAAGCGGAGATGAATGGTGAGATTGTGTTGAGCGGACACGACGCATTCCACCCAGATGTGATGATACGCACAACCAAGAAAGAGATTGAGGAAGTGATGAGTGAGATGGATACGATAGATAAGGCGAAGCCTTACTTCCGTCAATCGTGGGACCGCATCAAGAACATCAACACTGATGTCTTGTATGTGGAGGGTGGTGAGAAGTGGAAGGACTTTCTTGACGACATAGTCATCTACTATTGTGCGAGGTTCAAGTTGTTCGGTAAGCCAATGCCCGCAGTTCATACACCAGAGATAAAGGCGATGTGTGAGAAGATTGGTAAGGGCGACGCACAAGCAGATTTCAGCGACAACACTTTCGTAAGCAAGAAGTAAGATAGGTAAATCGCAAACTATTCAAAAACAAAATACAAGAGGGTCTTGGGAGGACTTTACTTTTTCACTATCTTACTTACAAATCTGTTTTCGTTCATCAAAAACGAATTAATAGGTTAATAATATTTTAACCTATAACGACAAAGATGAATACTCCCAAATGCTCCGAATGTAAGGAACGCTCCGCCGCCAAGAAGGAACACGATGAAGGATATTGGAACCTATGTGATGTATGCTTCCATAGAGAACAGAATGACGGCGAAGATAAGATAAAGCAACTAAAACTGGAACAACTCCTCAAAATCGCATACGAGCATTGTTGCTTCTTGTGTCTTGAAAGGGTGAATGATGGGTGGAAGAACAAGTATCCTAACTATCGGAGTTGTTGGGGGTGCGATAGAAACATCTGCGACACTTGTTTCCATCAAGGCGACGATGAAACCGATGAATATTACTGCGAAGAGTGTGATAAAGATGAGAAAACGGCAGATTAATCCATAAAGTAAAGAAATATTACCGCTATATTGATTACTATACTAAAATACGAGTAAAAAAATATATTTTTTTACTTGAAAATATAGTATAGTAAGGATATTTGTATTGTTTTTGATTACTTATTGGTAATATTGCTTGATATAGTGGTAAATATTGCCGAATAGGTTTAAAGAAGTCTCACCTATTATATATATATATATATAGCAAGATGCGAGTTCGTGTCTATGAAACCCCGACACAATACAAGGAGTTCTTTTCAATGAAAGAAGCAGAGCAAGGTTATAGTAAGTCCATTAAGCAACTCAAAAAGGAATACAAGGTTGAGCGTATTTATAATGTAGGACACTGGAACGATGTGGATAAGGTCTATTTGAAGGCGTGTGCGATTAGTCGGTATGGCGGAACTCCCCGATGCTTAATAAACTAACGCGTAAAGTTTGTCTAAAATAAAAATGTTGGTAGAGTATATAAGCAATGTCGGCAATGAAAGTCTCCGAGTTTATGTTGAACCTCGCGAAGGAACTGGTGGAGAAGAAACAAGTAGCCGAGAGCACCGCCAATGCGTATGTGAAGTCCTTGTATATGCTGAACGGCAAGGCACCATTCAAGACCCTTACATTTGTTAAGGATACGGAAGGGATTGATAAAAAGATTGCCGAGTATGCTGATAATACCCAGAAGGCTCTCTATACAACTATCACAAGCGTTCTATCTTTATTCAAGGACAAGCCAACATACAAGAAGGTGTATGCCTACTATTACGAGAAGATGATGGGTAAAGCAAAGGATATGAAAGAGACTGGTGGTGAAACAAGCGAGAAGACTACAAAGGAAAAGGACAACTGGATTGATTGGAAGGTAGTCCAAGAGAAACATAAGGAACTTGGTGAAGCCGTATCCAAGTTTGTTTCCAATAAGAACATCACGCCCGAGCAGTTCTCCACGCTTCTCCATTGGATTATACTATCTCTATACACAGAAATACAACCACGACGCAACCAAGACTATCTGGATATGTATGTCGTTAAGAAGTGGAATGATAAGATGGCGACCGATAAGAACTATCTTGACCTCGCCACGCACCAGTTCATCTTTAATAAGTTCAAGACGCAGAAGACATACGGACAACAGAAGATTGCTATTCCCGAAGAGTTAATGCGTGTGGTTTTGTTGTATCTCAAACACCACCCACTCGTCAAGGGCAATAAGACCAAGACGACCGAGTTCAAGTTTTTAGTATTCCCAGATGGAAGTCCGCTCACGGCGGTTAATGCGATTACCCGTATTCTCAATCGTGTATTCGGAAAGAAGATTGGGTCAAGTATGTTAAGACATATTTTTTTGAGTAGCAAGTATGATGTTTCCGAGATGGAGACCGATGCGAAGGCTATGGGGCATTCCGTAGAAGAGCAGAAGAAGTATCTACGCAAGGAAGGTGGCGGAGATGTTATAGAACATATTACTCTGCCATTGCTGGACGGTTAGGTTCCTCAAAAGGGTTCATATCGTCAGAACTACACACATAATACCATAGTTTTCCGATTTTGTGTTGGATTTTCCATAAGTAGTCTTTATGGACGATGGCGTATGCTGACCGAGTTTCGCCAGTCGCCTCTTCGGCAAGTTTATCCATCTCTTCCACCTTCGCCGCCCAAACCATAACTTCATCGTAGAGTTGGCGGAGTTCGTTAATACTGAAACGAGGCATTCTTATACTTCGTTCCAAGATTATTATTTCGTAGAAAAATACGCATCAATCAAACTTTACCACAACGGGTCCTTGATGAATAGTGAATGTCGGGGGCTTTTTCTTGCTTTCTCTCTTCTTGCGAGGCTTCTTCTCTTTGGGAGTTTTTGTGGAGTTTTCAGTCGGGGGTGGAGTTTTCGTATCCATACTATTTTACTCGGGAGTTTTTTATGCGAGAACAGACGCAGTAAGATTAAGAGGTTCAACCATTAGCATCAATGCCTTTGGTTTCATTGTCTTATACTTATCATCGGCAAGTAGAAGACGAAAGAATGCCTTTACTTCCTCTTTGACTTCGGGGTCGGCAATCCAAATATCCATCTGACGCTTACACTTGTTCGCCGTCCAGTTGTGATACTTACCACGCATCTTCTCCCTTTCTAATCCAACCTCTTCGGGGTGTTCCTCCAAATACTTTGCTCGGTCAGCACGGCGTTCAGCATCACGCTCACGCATCTTTGCCATCAGTGCTTCTCTGTTTTTCTCATAGTAGCGTTTCTGTGCGTCGCTCGGCATTCTCTATATATAATAGGGTAGGATTTCTTTAAACCATTTATTATTCGTTTCTATGATGTAAAATCTCACATTAGTGTATAGAGATGGGCTTGAAACTGCTGGAACTCTTTAAAGGCACTGGTTCAGTGGGTAAAGTCGCTAAACGAATGGGAATGGAAGTAATGAGTGTTGATTTACTGGCGAAGTATGAACCCGACATTACGACTGATATATTAGAATGGGACTATAAGGCGTTCCATAAGGAAACTGGATTTGTTCCAGATTTACTTTGGGCTTCTCCGCCGTGTAATACATTTAGCACACTCGCCTATGTATTCAAGGAACGCAATACAAAAAACGCCAAACCTAAATCCGCAAAGGCAAGGCAAGGCACGGCTATTCTCTATCGCACATTAGAGATTGTTGAATACTTCCAGAAACTCAATCCAAAACTCCTCTATGTTCTTGAAAATCCTCGTGGAATGATGCGTCTTGATGAGAAGATACAAAAACTTCCGTATCGTGATACAACGCTTTATTGCCTATACAATGATGTCCGACGCAAACCAACTGATTTCTTCAATAATGTTGATTTGAAACTTAAAGACGCAGAGCAACATCGCAACGATGTTGCGTGTATGAAAGATAAGTTAATCGGTGTTGTTGAACTGCCTTTGAATAAGAGGTATGCTATTCCGCCAAAGTTAGTTAGAACTATTCTAACAAGAATGGTTGCGAAATATAGGGGTGGTGAATAAGATAGGTAAGATAGGTAAATCGCAAACTTTTGGCTCCAAAAAAAATAGGCTCTCGTGTAGGACTTTGCGTTTTGCCTATCTTACCTATCTTATTCTGTTTTGGGCTTATAGTATTTTTTCTTTGTATAGATTGGAGTATTCGTCTATCGGTTAGGACACAAGGCTTTGAACCTTGAAAGACCAGTTCAACTCTGGTATGCTCCATTACACCTTATCCAACTCGGCGAGTTCCTTAATCAAAGCCTCTCGCCGTGCTGCCTTCTCCTCTGCCTTCGCCTCCGCCATCTTCTTCATACGCTCTTGACGCTTCTCCTCTGCCTTGATGTGTGCCGCCATCTCATCAGCGTCGCAAGTTAGGAATATCTTGGTGTGGTCCTCACCCGACCAATGAAGGCGGATTGCGTCGTAAGTTTGCTTCTCAATCAACTCTATAACCTTCGGCTTTGTCGCCTCGCAGAACGAGAACGCCAAATTAACCGAGCGGTCGCCCTTGCGGAGACGCTCCGTATCTTGTGCGTGATAGAACACATAGTTATTCCCCGAAAGTTCGGCGTGTCCGCAAGTATTACAACACGAATGGTCCTTGTGGAAATCCACACCAATCTCCTTGAATGCCTCCTCCGCCCACTCAATCACCTTCTCCATCTCCTCGTCATATGCGGTGGTCTCGTAATCGTTCTGAACCTCGTCAATCTGGTCTTCGCATTCGTCCCAGCCATAGGTCTCCTCATTCTCAATCTCCACCTTGCCATCAGTGCCGTCGCACATTGCCTCCCATTGCTTCAATGCGTCAGCCTCCGTCTTGAAGTCGCTCTTCTTGTGAGAATACCACTCGGCGAAATCCAACTCAAACTCGTCAATACGGCGGAACACAATCGTTTGCTTCTTGTAATCTTTGGAGGCACTCATCTTGTTTGTATACTTCCTTTTATGTAAAAAAGTCATTCAGTTTTTTACGGACGGGGACACAGCGGTTCGCTGTGCCTATATAACACTAAAAACAGATTATATTTTTCCAAATCAATTTAGGTTAGGGCAAACAGAAGGAGAAGAAGATGAGCGCTTACAAGATGTCTAATCTCAAAGAGCAAGTGATTAACTTCAAGACGAAGTGCTTCGGTGCGACGGCTGACCCACGTAGTATTGGTGTGTATCTCCTCGCAAAAGTTATTCCCGCAATGGATGTCAATGGCGATATGGCGTTTATATGGGCGTGGGCGAAGGAAGATATAGGCGTGTATAACCAAGCGGAGTATGACTGCGAGACGGCGATGTATCGCAATCGCCACAAAATGAAGAAGACCGATGGTGATACGACTTGGTTCTACGAGTTCAAGAACAAGGACGGCAAGATGCGTAAGGCACTGATTACGACGGAGATTTGGTTCAAGGAGAATGGGAACCATAACACATCTCCCGTCGCATTACTGCTCGGTCAGTTCTTCGGTGCGGGTCTCCATATCGCAAAGGTGAAGTTTGAAGATGTGGATTAAAAAAAGAGAAAAGTGCGTTTATTCCAGAGAAAAATATCCCCGACAAAGAGTATAAGAGATGCCAGCCACAAAAACCGAAGACATTAACTTTGGACTAAAAAGTGAAGAGAAGAATAAGGCAACATTGGAGGATTTTTTTTGCGTGGGTTTGAAGAAAACTGGAACATACGACCCGATGGATTATGTTGATGAAGCCAAGACAATCTTTATTGAGATGAAGACCCGACGCATCAATCATAATCAATACCCTACGGCACTAATCGGCAAGAACAAGGTGGATTTCTGTAAGACATCAAACGCAACTTGCTATTTTGTATATGTGTATCTGGACGGAATGTTCTATGTGAAGTATGACCCAAAGTTGTTTGCGACTTTTGAGTGTGCCAACTTTGAGCGTGGTTGGCGTGAGGGTGGTATTCAACCCAAGCAACTTTTTTATTACATTCCCCACGAGCATCTAACGCCTCTTACGACCAGCACCAGTCAAGTCAATACTATCTAATGATTCTTTATGATTTGAACGCATCATATACTTTCTTCGCTTCTTCATACGATAGTTTCTTGTAAGAGTATCCACGAGCCACATCAGTTCCATCAATGTAATGCGGAAACATTTTGTCAATATTGTATCGCACTCCTCTATACTCCGATTTGAGTATCTCTTCTGCTTGTGGAAACTTGCGTAATACAGCATCAACACGCCATTCACGGAACGCTTCCCGAAGTGCTGAACGAGGGTCGCTACTAACATATGAAAAATAATCATACAAACCCGATGGATTGAGTTTCATCCATTCTGCCCTAATCCCGCCTTTACGAATGTAATCATCAATCTCCTCTATAAGTGCTGACTTGGTTTCCGCAGATGCCTTGCGTTTTGCCTCTTCGGCTTTGCGTATCTCTGCTCGTGTGCGTTGAACCTTCTTCTGCTCCAATAGTTCCTTTGCTTTCTTAACCGCAACACGACCCTTGATGAAACCCTTGATTTTGCCTTTTGCCGCCGATTTCGCAAGTAAGTCCTTCGCAAGTTGGGCGAGTTCTTCTGCCTTTGCTTGTAATCGTGCCGCCTTTTGCTCTTCGGTCTCACCCGCAATAACACGATGCTCCTCTGAACCTCTTTGTGCCTTTGGTATGAACGGGACCGCTTCGAGACTACCAAAATGTCGCTGGATAAACGGAGAAGCACCAATCTCGGATTTATTATTACCATTCTGTTTGGCATTCGCAAGTCGCTTGTAGTCAAACGCTCTAAACTTATTCATTGTAGAGCCGTAATCGTTATTGCTTGGGTTCCTATACTGCCCCGAATGCTTCTTCTTATTCTCCGCCATCATTCTCATAATAAATCCCGATGCTTGTCCCCGACCACCCGTATAATCCGATTGTAATATTGGTTCTAATCCAGCACCCGCAATACATTCATAGCATTTCGCATCAACAGACATCTTCTATATACATATCACATATTTTTCACCATAAGATAGACTACGGATAGACAAAGTTATTCTGCTTATTTGGAACATTCTCACCGAATAAAATATTGCCTATTGATATAACGAATGGCTCGTCTTGCTGGAAAACACAGAGGTGATATGCGAGCAATGGAAGAACAGATGGAACGCACTAACCCCGTGCGTGGTCGTGGAGCAACGCCGTCTATGGGTCTTTCCCAGTTTCGCGGTGGTGGAAACTGGAAAGACTTAGTGTCTCATCTTGGTCGTAGAGGTATTATTACAGAAGGACAAGTCCAAGATTTAAAAAAGCAACTTGACGCTTTAACTAAACAAGGATTAAAAGGGGTTCGTGGTTTTGATTCAAAAAAACAAGTAGTTCGGCAAGCAATAGGTCAGATTAATCCTTTGGCCCCAACTGGGGCTAATCACAGATTAGTTCAACGAGTCCAACAATTAGATACTCCCGACAACTTATACCTTCTCGTTGATGCCTTAAAAAAACAACAACAAATACAAGAAGCAGAAGCAGCAGCAGCAGCAGCACCACCAGCTGGACCAGCAATTGACCCCATTTTAGCTGGTAATATACTCAGCTTTCTTTCTGGAAGTGGTGGCGGGACTGCGGATAGTGAGAGTGATGAGGAGATGGAAGGTGGTAGCAGATACACGGGTGGTATAAGCCAGAAACAATTTGCCGACGAAATAGCACACATACAAAAAATCGACGACAATCAGACGGGGGCTACAAGTCTTATAGAGAAAGCACAACGCAACAAGATGTTGGTGAATGACCTAAGAACAGCAGTATTAAGTAGATTAAGCCCTTCACAAAACCCCAATAGAGAGATGATTAAAAATGTATTTCAAAAGATTCTCACAGCTATTTCTCCAGAATCAGAAAAGACTGCCGTTATACCATCAAGACACTGGGCTGAACTTGAACGACTACTTTTTACTGAAGGTGGTGGCTTTCTCGGCAGTATGATAGGGCAGTTTAATCCTATGCTTGGTTCTGTTGCGTCTATGGCTGGTCTCGGACACGGCGGTGGCGATATGTCCCGAATGGTAGGTGCTGGAACTGGCGGTCGTAAGAAGAAGGGTATGAGTGAGGCAACACAGATGGGTCTCCATCTTGGTAAGCATCTCCACTCCCTACACGGAGCGGGTTTCTTTGATGATTTCAAGCAAGGGTTTATGAGTGTAATCCGTCCCGTTGCTGGGATTGCGAAGTCAGTTGCTCCTCTATTGGGTCCCGAAGGAATGGCTGCTTCTGGCGTAATGGGTGCTCTGGGTCTTGGTAAGCCTCGTCGTGGTCGTGGAACTGGTGCTGGGAAACTCGTGATTACACACGGCGGTGCGACTAACTCCGACACGGGTGCTTATCACGGCAAGGGTCGTCGTGGTTGCGGAACTGGTGCGGGTCGTGAGCGTGATGATATGGCTATGCTTGGTATGGGAACTGGTGCGGGTATGTTGGGGCAAGACGGACACGGCGTTCGTCAAGGTGGCGGTTTCCTCTCCGACTTGGGTATTCCCGTTGTATCTGACCTTGCGGGTATGGTTGGTCTGGGAACGGGTGGTCGTCGTCGCCGTGCTCCCGCGGGTCCTTCCGATGGTCGCCGTAAGCGTGCCGAAGTCGTGAAGAAGGTAATGGCAGAGAAAGGGTGCTCTATGATTGAGGCAAGTAAGTTTGTCAAAGCACACGGACTTTACTAATCATTTGTAGAGCATTTTCACGGCATTTTTTAAAATATTGCCATAGGGTATAAGATGTCTTATGGTGTGAATATGAACCAACGGCTTGCGGGCACAAAGTCTATCGGTGCGGTTGCTACTCAAAAAGTCCAATCAGACCCTCTTAATCTCGGTTTTCCTTCGGCGTATCAATCTGTCTATGCCGCCAAACATATCCCCGAACGCTTCTTCCCAACAAAAGAGCGTATGCCTATGATGATGTGGGCGGGTAATGACCTACAATCCCAGTATCACGAACAGAAGAGGGTAGATGCTGATTATATGGCGGGTGCGAAGGTTCGTGCTACGCAGTTAAGTCGTATGCGATATGTTGGAACTCCGCACGGAAGAGGGCTACTTCCAGACGCAGTTCTCGCCCAACGCCAGTTCGCCAATCCAAACAACGGGGCAATAGTATTGGGTTCTGCTCGTCAAGACCACCCAGACGCACCTTTTAGTTATAGAGGTGATGGCGATTATACATCAAACATCAGTGGTGGTGTTCTGCGTTCTGCGAAGGGTCAAGCATACGGCATTTCTCGTCTTCGTGATAGGGTGGGACAACTCAATGACATCGCAATGGCAAAAGCGGATTTCACTTCTGGTGCTATGCCTCAATCTTCGGGTGCTACAACACAATCTATCAATCCTTCTGCGGTCGGTCCCTCTATTGAACTCAACTTACTCCTACAACAGATTTTGGATAGTCTCAATGGTATTGGCGAGGATTCTGGAAGTAAGTTGGATAAGTTTGACCTTGCTACTGCTTCTCGTGCTCTTGGTCTCATCTTCCGTATGGTTCCAGAAGCCGATAGTGATTTCGTAGAAGACACACAAGCAAAAGTTCAAGCCATTCTGGATTTATTGAGTGGGTCGCTGGACGATGAAACGGAGAGTGCTGGTATGTCTGCTTCTGCTCGTCAGACGGCACTATCCCTCCAAGTTCTCTTTACAAAACTCAACACATATCTAACTCGTATGATTGCTGGTGCTCCCGTCCAACGCCAAGAAACTCGGTTCAATCCTCTCACGGGTCAGCAAGAGGCGTTGAATGTAATCTCCCAGCAACAAGGCGAGAACCTTTCCAATCCCGAACGCTTGGCTTTATCAAAGAACTTGGTGTCTTCTCTTGGCTTTTCAAAGATGTTGAAGTATGCCGCCGAAGCAAATGATAGTGGTCTGCTTTCCGCCGCCGAAAGAGATAATCTATTCACTTCCCAGCAACGCCAGAGGTTTGCGGTGGGTGATATGGACGAATATGATGACGATGATGATGGCGATTTTGATAATGGTGCGGGTCCTCGTGAAGATGAGGCACACGATAGGGAAACTGGTGTAAGTCGTTCTGCCCGTGATTTTGATGAAGATGAACGCCAAGTGTTTGGGTTCAACTCGGGTATGTATTTCCCTCGTAATGGTCGTGGTGAAGATGAATACTTTGGTGAAGCAGAAGCACAAGAACAACAAAGCACCGCACCTTCTACATTTATAGGAGACCAACGCAGAGGGCATCGTAATCGTGAAAGTAGTTCTCGTGCGACTGCTTCGGCGATAGATAGTGTGCGTGGGCGATTTGACCCAGATACACAAGGGTTCAATCTTGATTTTCCTCTTCCTCCCTCTCGTAGAAGCATTGCTCCATCTGCCCCTCCTCCAACGGCTCGTTCTACGGCAACTCGGTCAGTTGCGGGTGATACTGAAACGGGTAAGATGAGGAAGTATAATAAACTCCCTACACGCTTCCGTGAAGAGAATGAACGACTTGGTAAAGAAAAGTTTGTTCTTGGACCCGACGGTCGTGTCATTCGTAAGTTAGTTATAAAACCCGCAGATGAAGCACAATTTGTAATCCCAACTCGGCAAGGACAACTTCCAACTACTCGTGAAGGGTTTGTGAAACTATCAGCAGACCTAATCGCCGCTGGTGGTCCTCGTATTGTGGTATATGAGGGTTCATCTGTCGCCAATATTAAAAAGAACTTCGTCAAGCGTCTTGGACTGGCTGGTATGTATTAAGATAGACAAGATAGGCAAATAGTAAAGTCCCACGAGAAACAATAATATAGTCAATCCGAATAGTTTGCGGTTTGCCTATCTTACCTATCTTGTGTAAAAAATATGTGGTTAGTATATAGAAGATGCTGGATGAAGCACGGACGAAATCATATCCCGAGAACTATCCGTCTGATGCGATGGCTATATTAGATGCGATGTCGTTTAGTGGAGGTAAAGATGTTAAGGTTCTTGGTTCAATGTCGCTCCGCAGTCAGCAATACGCGGGTGATTATGATGCGTTTGAAATCGTGAAACGAAAAGGGAATGAAGCAAAAGTGTTGGATGATTTGGCGTCAGAGTTCCAGATGATTATCAAAAACCTTCGTGGAATGAAGAATGTGTTTATTGGAGACATTAAGGCTGGGTCTATTGAAGAGTGGAGAGTAATACCGCTTGATGCTGGACTGGTTGATGGAAAGATTGTTGGATATAATCCCATACAATCCAAAGCGAAGGTTGATGAACTTTATAAGGCAAAAGTTATTACGGAAGGAGAAAAGCGTTCTGCTGATGAACTGCTGAAAGACAAATCATTGCCAGAAGACTTTTTGATTGCTCGGAAAAAGTTGAAGTTCCACATTGTTCGTTGGTCGGTGCCCGAAGTTTTGAATGGGTCAAAGGTCGTGCGTGGTCGTCGTTTCACTCTACAAGAGGCATTCAGTTCGCCAGTGATTTCAAAACTGGATACAATAGGGTTCGTCCAGAATAATAAATACACAGATTTCTCTATTATTTATGAGTTCCACAATGGAAAGAAGGTTCTCAACCCGTCCTTTGAAGATATTGGTAGGTCATTGAGCGAAGATATTGTATTCTACAAAGCCGAGAACAATCCATTCAAAGTCCTCAAACGAGAGTTTGCTCTTGCGAAGTTTCGTGGCGATGATAAGACTATCAAAGGTCTTACACCCGTGCTGAACTCTGATTTGGGTCGTTTGTATTCTCTATTGAGCGATGTTGGAACTCTCATTCAACTTTTAGAGGACAAGCAAAAAGTCCCTTTGGAGAATGTGCGATTTGAAATAGACCAGTTCAAAGCCCGTATGGCGAATGTGTATTCCCTACCAGACTTTTTAAAGACAGAGCATACCTTATTGGGACACATTGCCTCTGCGTTGAAGACAACATCAAGAGACCAACTACTCAATCATCTCCAACAGATAGAGAAACTCATTCAAGCATCATTGACCCACAATACTAAAAAGTTGCGTGGTGGAACGAAACGCACAGATTTCTTGAAGAAGCATAAATTAGAAGACAAAGGGTATTCATTGAAAGAATTGACGGAGATTAGTGGCGAACCTCTTTCTATTCTCCAAGAAGTCTATAATCGTGGGATTGGTGCTTACAAAACAAATCCACAATCCGTTCGTATGAAAGGTTCTTTTAAGAAAGGCGTGAATGCTCCTATGAGTAAGAAGTTGTCGCCTCAGCAGTGGGCGATGGCGAGAGTATATTCTTATCTCCAAAAAAACCCCAAGCACGATACAGATTTGCGTGGTAAGGGACACTTTGGTATGTAATAACTTCCATAAGTCCCAGTAATCTCCGTTTTAGCCAAACCATATAATAGGTGAGTTATGAACTATCCTATTATACGATTTTGATTAAGTGTTTTCGTATTTTTGAAAAAATATTGGGTATAAGTATAATGCCGAGCCTATCTTTTGATAAGTCTAAAGGTGCGAAGCCTATTGCGTTGGTAAAAGGTGGCGACGACGATGGTAAAGTGTTGTATCTCCACGAGGGAGATGAAGGTAAGAAGGGATACAAGGGCAAGAAGGCAGAGATTAGTGCTACGAAATACGCTACGGAACTCCGAGATGTGAAACCCGCAGAACGAGTGAAGATGATGAATAGGTTGGCGGAAGCACGGCATAAAGGTCTTGCGTCCGAGCAACTTGTTGGAGAGAGTTCATTAGGCAAACAACTCTACGACCGCATTCTATCAGACGAAGCCAAAGACACATCTATTAATCTTCCAGATGATAGTCAGTTCCAGTTAGTTCCATCTCCCGACCCAAACAAGAGAGAAGTATGGTATATTGCTGGGGCAAGTGGAAGCGGTAAGTCCTATATCGCCAAAGGCATCGCAGAGATGTATAAGAAACTACACCCTTCTCGTGAAGTCTATTTGATTTCCAAACTCGGTGAGGATAATACTTTGGATACAATGAAACCTCCTCCCAAACGCATTAACATTCAAACTCTTATTGATGATTTCCCAGAGTTAGATGAGTTTAAAGATTGTTGTGTGATTTTTGACGATTATGATACTTTTACGGGTCCCGCAGAAAAAGTCATCCATAAGTTAATAGATGACTTGGCTACAATGGGTCGCCACACGAATACAACTATGCTTTGCCTCTCCCACTACCTCACCAACTACAAAAAAACCCGTCTGCTCCTCAACGAAGCCACACACATCGTCGTATATCCGATGGCGACCAGTTTCCACGCCCTTTCCTATCTCCTCAAAACCCACGTCGGTCTCTCAAAGGACGATTGCCGAGACTTGAAGAAGATGGGACGATGGGTTTGCTTATACAAACATTACCCGCAATGGCTTGTGTCCTTACACCACGCAAGAGTTCTAAATCAGTAATAAAATATGTGTTAGGTATATAGAAGATGTCCTACTCCGAGTGGGCGGATTTCGTGTATTATGATATTGGTGGTATTGCTTCCTATAATGGTATTGTGTATCAAGCACTTCTCGCAAATCGTAATATTGTTCCAACTACACTTGCTCCTAACTGGCAAGTGCTTCCTTCTGGTGGTGGTGCTGGTGTTAGTTCTTTGGAAACTCTGACTGGTGCTATTACTCTATCATCTCCTACTGCTACATTTACAACTTCTGGTAATGATATTGCTCTGACGATTACCTACCCAACTGCTCCCGTTCCAAGTGTGAATGGATTGACGGGTGCTATTGTTCTACAAAGTCCAGATGGTTCCATTACGATTACTCCAAGTGGAACAACCATAGATTTACAGACGGCAGCGCCTCCGTTTGATTTTGAAGGCATACAGAATAAACTCGGTATTATGCCAACACTTCCACTCACATCGGATACGACAGAGTTGGCAGCGAATAATACTGGCTCACCAGCAACGGCGATTGTTCCAGATGCGACACCTCCTACTTCTTCTACAACCCCAGAGGGAACGGCTTGTTGGTTATACACGAAGCCTACACCGAGTAATACTGGATTCAACTGGTATATGTATAATCCACGATTTGGTAGTCCATCTGCTCCATTACCTTATAAAAAATATAGTCCAAATCCCTCACAAGAAAGATTACAAACTCTTTGGGCGTTGGTTCAACCAGCAGTTAATACAAATATTTATACGGCGGGTATTATAGCACTCAACGTCTATTCGTTTGATGATACTAACCCCCCGACAACTGGGTTTTTTAATACACGCTGGGCTTACTCTAACTCGCAAGGTCAGAATAGCGGCGCGAGTGGGGTAAATCTCTACGCTGGATATACATACCTATTGTATGCGTTTGACGCACCTCGCATTACAAACGCGACGGGTGTAGGGCAACCAGATATACAAGATTGGGGTCTGCGAGACCCTTATGATATTTATACAGACGTTCATCACATTCCTCTTCAAAACTGCGTTATTGCGTTCAATCCAGACGCAACAACCAACTTTATAACTTGGACTACAACAACCAACTTTACAATAGGACAGACTTGTGTATTTTCTGGATTTGGATTATCAAACGGCATCTTCTATACGGCAGTTGCGAATAATGGACCCAGCACTACCATTCAACCCCCCGTTAGTGCCACTGGTGCGCCTAACCTTGCCTATTGGACTCCTATTATACCACAACCATCGGCATACGCTTCTCAACCTATTCTTGCTACAAACCTAACTGGTATTAATGGAACCGCTACTGGTTGGACGGCGGGTCCTCTCTTGCGTGTATTATCTATGGGATACTCAACTGGAAACAATCCTTACACACAGACGAGTAGTGTCCGTTTTGTCCTTAACTAAAAATATGTGTTAGGTATATAGAAGATGTCCTACTCCGAGTGGGCTGATTTCGTGTATTATGATATTGGTGGTATTGCTTCCTATAATGGTATTGTGTATCAAGCACTCCAAGCAAATCGTAATGTTGTTCCAACTACACTTGCTCCTAACTGGCAAGTGCTTCCTTCTGGTGGTGGTGCTGGTGTTAGTTCGTTGGAAACTCTAACTGGTGCTATTACTCTCTCATCTCCTACTGCTACATTCACAACTGCGGGAAATGATATTGCTCTGACGATTACCTACCCAACTGCCGTTCCAAGTGTGAATGGATTGACGGGTGCTATTACAATAGAACCCGATGTTGATACAACACTGGAAATAATCACAGACACTTCAAACACGATTACTGCTTCGCTTGCGGCTGGGTCAAGGGGTATTTATACAATAACTACTGGTGGGTCTAATGATATCACGATTAATGCCGCTTGTCAAGTGGGTTGGGTAGTTCTCGCAACTTATATCCATACTGGAGGAGGTGGCGGGTCTCAATACATCAAGAACATCACAACGGTAGATGGGTCTTTCACGATTACTTGTAATAACAATCTTGATGTTGGAGACTCTATTGCTTGGTTTGTTGTTGGGTCTAATAGTGCGCCGATATGATGGGTTAAATAATAGGTCCAAAAATAAGATAGGTAAGATAGGCAAAACGCAAACTTTTGGCTCCAAAAAAAATCCCTCCTCGTGAGAAACTTTGCGAAACGCCTATCTTGCCTATCTTATGAAAAAGATGCTTAAAGATAAAAAAGGATGGAACGACTAAAAATCTCGTAGTAAGGTATAGAATGGACGCATCACTCTTGGCTTCTGCGGGTGTCAGCACAACGACAATGGCGATATTGTTTATCGCTTATAAAGTCTTTATGAAGTTCAAAGGTCAGCGTTTGGTCTCCGATTGTTGTGGTCGGAAGGGGGAGGTAGGTTTTGATGTGAGGGATATGCCCCCAACTCCGCCAGAAGAAACTGGAAGTCATCAATCGGTTCCTCCGCTTGTGGGTGAGAAGCCAGAAAGTCTTTCCGTAAGAGTTCCAGAACCGACAGAACATCAGAAGGAGAAAGAAATTGAGTGAGTGCGTTAAAAGCGTCCTTACCTTTACATTGTGGAGGTAATGAACGAGACCGCACAAGATTATCTAACCAACTATCCAACCAAAGCAACTCTTGGGGACTACACGATTTCTCCACAAGTTCCTTTCCCGTCTTTGTAGAAAGCACTGGCTTATCCTTTTTGAACTTTTGGAGAGGCTCTTCACTTTTAACTTTTTTTACACGCCAATCCTTACCTAATGGTGAGCCATACATTTCTTTATCTGTATATAGTATAGATAATATGCCTATTGGTCTCGGTGAAGTCAAAGATTATCCGCTCTCCGATGGTGATATACGCACGATACTTGGTGATGATATTAGTATCATTACCTACCCAGATTTGAATAAGGTCAGAGATATATCACAGATTTTTGATAAGAAGGGCAGATGTATATTGCTCTTCCTAACATCAAGTCCGACTGCGGGTCATTGGTGTTGCTTACTAAATAAGAAAAAAGGTATTGAGTTCTTTGACCCGTATGGAGAAGCACCAGAGGAGCAGAAGGAAGGTGCTCCGCCCGCTCTATTAGACCAACTGGGACAACGACAACCGAGATTGTTAGAACTACTACGAAAGAGTGGGAAACCAGTTTTCTACAATACTTATCCGTATCAAAAAGATAGTAAAGGAGTAAATACTTGTGGGAGGTGGTGTGTCGCTCGTTGTCTCTACGCACCGAAGAGTGATGAGTATTTTCACGATGTCGTTATGAAAGCAAAGGCAAAAGGTATGAGCGGTGATGAGTTTGTGTCTGGATTGACCTTTCCGATGATTAAAAAATAGGGTTAAACTGCGAAAGTAAAAAATATGTGTAGAATATATAGAAGAGATGTTCTCGTCAAGCATTCAGACACACGGCGACAATCAAGATGCTCCCGATTATGTCTATTATAACGCGGACATCATCAACAATACGACGGCGAATACTTTACTGGGTCAAGCCGTTAGGGACCCACAGATTAGGTTTAACGAAACTCGTGATACGGCGATTATCCGCAACGCAGCCGACTATTACTTCTCCATTATTCGTTTCACAATGGACGGAGCCAATCGGGACTTGCCCCTTTTCATTCCTAACATCGCAGAGGGAACGGGTCAGACAAATGTAAATCTTACAACCTATTCTATGGCTGCTACTTGGAAGCAAGACTTTAATATTGCTACGGGTCCGATAGAGTGTATTGGTATTCCCCAGCAACGTTTTATTCAATATGTCCCCGAGACGCAGAACCCTATTTCTGCTCCTTCGCCACGCAATATCGCAGCCGACAACTTTCAAGGGCAGTTTTCTATGTTCCAACAATACAAACTGGGTGATATTGTATCTCTAACCCCCGCTAATCAGTATGGTTCGTTTGATGGTCCTTTCTACATTGTAGTTCCCCAAGCCCAGTGGAACATTCAATCCACTTATCAAGTGGGAGCAGTGGTTCAGTTCAACAATACACTCTATCAAGCCATCACAATCTCAACGGGTATTACTCCCGCCGTTGGTGCGAACTGGGTTCTTGCTCCACCAGTCGGCACTTTTCCAACGACTTCAAGTCTCTGGTCTCTTGTTGGGAATGATTTGGGAAACACACAAGACCTTACAAGCCGTTATTACTGGGTCTATACTTATCAGCATTGGGTTAATCTGTGGAACGCTACGATGCTTGACCCCGCCCAATTCAGCACGCCCCCCGCTGGGAACTCTACTTGTGCTTGGCAAGACACTTATAACGCCCTACACGACGATTTTGTTCTAAAAGGTGGAGTTTCTGGCGAGTTCCCTTACCCAACATTCGGCGATTTCTGTAATGCCGTGTATCCTCCCGTGATGAAGTTTGTTGCTTCCGAGAGTAAGTTTGATATTTATATGGATAGTGCTGGGTTTGGAGAGCGTCTTACAGCATTCACTCCTACGCCGTATGTTGCGGGTCCTCCTATTGTGGTTGGTCTTGCTACTCACCCTCAATGTCATCTCTTCTTCAACGCAAATATGTTTGGTCTCTACGCCAACTACGACAACACCTATTACAACACTATCGCACCCATTTTCTCTATCCAGACAACCCCTACTCCCGACGGCTATGTGAATGAAATCCTTGCGACCAATAAGGCATTCCAGAATGTAGCAGATTTCCGTCTAACACCTTACACGGGCATTGGTCCTCTCGGCTACAATCCAGTAGGTCTGACTGGAACATCAATCACACCCAATATGCTAAATCGTGTCTATTACATCGCCCAGCAAGATTACTCTTCTACGGATAGTTTGTGGTCCCCAGTGTCGTCTATTGTTTTCACATCTACTCTACTTCCTATCCGCACGGAGGCTACGGGTGCTCCCGTTGTTCTTGGTGCTGGAAACTTGGGGTTCTCACAAGCGACCGTTCAGTCTGCTTTCCAGCCTATCATTACGGATATTTCTCTGGATACTTCTGTTGGAAACGCAGATGCCTATCGCCGTTTCATCTACTACGCACCTTCCGCCGAGTATCGTCTATCCGACTTCTCGTCCTCAAAACAAGATGTTCGCAACATAGACATTCAAGTCTTCTGGAAGAACCGCTTGGATAATCAACTCTACCCTATCAATATGTTTAACCTTTCAAGCGTTTCCATCAAAGTTATGTTTAAGCACAAGGACGCTGGACTTGCCCCCGTTGGAATGTAAGTTTCCAAGACAACCCCGAACGGCAAGTTTGAGAATATATCTTCGCCACCAAAAAAATATTGGGATAGAGTATAATACCAGATGAGTGCCGACATTGAGAAGTTAGCCGTCTTTGATAGTCGCATCGTTCAATCTCGTCCCAAGTATGCGGTTGAGAAAGGTGCTCTCTCCCTCACGAACGCCCCTTTTAACGCCATCGCTGCGACCCAGTCCCAGCACACCTACAACATCTATGTCCCCTCCGAGAATGTGTATGTGGATAGGGCGCTGGAATGGACGAGCGTGGTGTATATGTCTATGAGTGCTACACTTACCGTCGCGCCCATTCAAGGTGCTCCTATCGCCCAGTGGGGTCGTGATTGTGCCCTTACGGCGTTTCCACTAAACTCTCTCTGCTCCACTCTTACGGCAACAATCAACGACACCACGAGCGTGATTAACTCCCAAGATGTTCTCAAAGAGGTTCTCCGCCTAACTGATTACAAGAAAAATCGTCTCCAACGCACTTGCCCGACTATGCTTGATAAGTATCAGTCCTATAACGATTGTGCGGGTGCGGTGAATAACACTCTTGCTGGTTATGAGAGCCAAGCGGATTATGCCGAGACCCCCAATGGTGCTTTCCTCAATGTAATCTACACTGACCCGCAAGGCAATCCTCTTCCCGCTCCTATTGTGGCTGCTTCTGGCTACACTCCCGCATACCCAGCCTCTACGGGTATTCCCGCTGCGAACTATGTTTCTCTCAACGGACAACCTTGTGTTCCTTTTGATTGGTCTTTCGGCACAACTTACCCAGTTGATTCTATTGTGGTGAGTGTGGGATTCATTTGGAAAGCCGTCGCTCCCGTTGTTGGTGTATTCCCAGTCGCTCCCGCTTGGACCAATCTTGGTGCGGTTGCTGGTGTGTCTTATCCTCTCTTCTTCCGCTGGGGTTCTACGGAGAAACTTGTGCTTTCTCCTTTTGTGTTCTCCGACTGCCACGAGTGGGACACTGGTCTTTTCGGCATTAACAACATTCAACTCATTATGAACTTACAAGCCCCGAGCCGTATCGTTCGCCACACCACGAAGTTTGGTTGTGTTCTTACGCCACCCGTGTATAACGCGTCGTCCTCGTCTGGTGCGTTCAGCACTTCTCGTGTGAACGTCCAGTTCCTAACACCCTCTCTTGATGTGCCTCTGCCTCCCAAGTCAGTCGTGCCCTATATGGAGTTCCCACGCTACATTACGGCGTATCAAGGTGGTTCCATCCCCGCTGGTGCCGTCGCTCAAATCCAGTCCCAGACAATCACGCTCCCTCAAATCCCCGACCTCTTCATCATCTATGTTAAACCCAATCCCGCATCACTCTTACCGACGCAAGGCGATTACTACCTCCCAGTCGCGACATCTGCCGACAATGTGTCCGCACCGCTCACCATCAACTTTGACAACTTCTCTGGTCTGCTCTCGTCCCAGACGGCGGAGCAACTCTATGCGATGTCCGTGAAGAATGGTCTTGATATGGACTGGAACTCTTGGGTTGGCGAGGCTCACTTGGGCTCTGCTCTTGATACTGGTTCTCTTGGTGGTTCCTCTACTAACTTTGGTGGCGGTGCGTGTGGTCGCTCTCCTCTTGTTGGCGGTCT